CTAATAAAGTGACAGAAGCCCATGCAATGATTTTAGGAATAGTAGAAGGAAGTTATAAAGATTTAGCAAAAGCAGGTGCTAAAGGTTTTGCAGGAGATGTTGATTCATTAGGAGAATCATTTAATGATTTTGCAGAAGCATTAGGTCAAGCTTTAATACCTGTTGTCCAACCTATTGTTAGAGGATTGACTTCGTTATTTGAAATTCTTTCAAAAATACCAACATCGGTGACAACGATAACTTTAGCTATTGCTGGTAGTAGCGGATTGGTCTATGCAATTAAGATTTTAATGGGTTCAATAAAGGCTTTAAATTTAACTTTAATGTTAAATCCTTGGTATGCGTTGGCTGCTGGAGTAACAGTAGCAACTGTGGCAATCTTCCAAGCAGCTACAGCTAACTCAAGGTTTGCACAAGAAATTGCATCAGGAACAAGACCATTAGAAGAAGCTGTTGAAAAAATTACAGCTCTTGATAAAAAGATTAAAGATTTAGAAGATTCTTTAGATAAAAGGAGAGGTCGAGATAAATCTGCAACAAATAAATTAATTGCACGATTGAAAAAAGAAAGAGAATTATATGAACAAGCTATAAAAGATTTTAATAAACTTTCAGGTAGCAATATAAATCCACTTACAGGATTAGAAGATGCAACAGACAGAGTTGCTGTTAAATGGGAAACAATTAAAGAAACGATTGCTAGTGGTTTAACAAGTGCAATTGAAGGATTAATAGCTGGAACAAAAACATTAGGTGAATCATTAGCTGGAATTGCTAAATCAATTGCAAGTATGTACTTGAAAGCAGCATTTATGAATATGTTGCCTGGATTGCCAACAGGAGCAGAAGGAGCTTTTGTTTCTAATGGAATTAAACCATTTGCTTCAGGAGGTATGGCTACAAGACCAACTCTAGGACTTGTAGGAGAAGCTGGAGAGGACGAGTACATTATTCCTGCATCAAAGATGGCTGCAAGTATGCAACGCTACTCAGCAGGTGCTAGAGGTGAAGCTGTAATTCCTGGCACTGGTTCGTCTTATGCAGGTGGAGGTGCAGGAGGATCTACTACTGTTAATTACTCTGGGCCTATATTGAACTTCAACTCTGAAGAGTTTGTTCCTAAGTCTGCTGTAGGACAAATCATTGCAACTGCTACATCTCAAGGTGCAAAAGCTGGAGAAAATAGAACTTTATCTACACTAAGGAATAGTAGAAGTGCTAGATCGAGGTTAGGAATGTAATGACTGTTGTTGCCTTAACTGCTTTTGTTACCGTCAAACAAAAAGATGGAACAGTAGAACATCAATTCCAAAACGGAAGGCATAGTCATCCAACAGAAGGGAATAAAGTTGATGGATATGCTTACTTGTCTTTTATTTATCAAGGAGCAGCAATGAACAGATCAGGAGATAATTTAGAAGCCTCAATCATCCTTGCTAATAATCCTTTGAGTATGTCTTATGTGAAAGATTTTGTAGAGCAAAAATATTACATACAGGTTGAAACTTTTTTAATGACAACTGATTTTAATAAAGATACTGCTGCCAAAAATGGAGGCAGATTAACTGGTGAATATTGGTTAGCTGCTGGTATGAGATACGATCCAGAATCAATTGAATTGTTATTAAGTTCTGCTATTGATGCTGTTGGTGCTAATGCTCCACAACAAACTTTGACCAAGAAAAGGTGTGCTCATCTTCCTTTAACAGGTCAATTACAAAATCTTTGAAGCCTTACGAATTAATAGGACTTGAATATCGTTTAGGTTCCGATCCTGTTAAGCATGGAACTGGTGATTGTTTGTCTTTGGTTCGTACTGTATTAGGTCATTATGGTTTTACTGTTCCCAAAGGAGAGCGTGATTGGTATCGAAGATTAAAAAGAAAAGACTATAGTATCTTTTTTGAAGAATTAAATCGGTGGGGAGTTGAATCACCCCCTAAACTAGGAACAATTGGTTTATGTCATGGTGAAGATGATTCCTATGGTATGGCTGCTTATTACGAGGACGGATGGCTGAGTTACCGAAAGACATTAGAAAGCCAGGTGGTGATTTGGTCTCCGCTAGAAGCCCTTTCACTCGCAGGGTGTTACTTCCAACGGAAGCCGATCTCTGCAACCTCCTTGGATTAACAGAAGAAGAATATTTTCAATTTTTAGAAGGTGTAGCAGCAAAGGTAAAAGAAAGACCAGAGGCTTATGGAGTTGTTCCCAGTATTTATGCAAGTGGAGTTGAACTTTATATTGCTGGACAGGGATTAACAGTTTTAGGTCAAATTGTTGTTGGTGTTTCTTTAAGTGTTGTTGCGTATCTTTTAACACCTAAACCCCCAAGCATGAAGCAAGGAACAAACGAAAGAACTGCTGACATGGCAGGTCTTAAGCGTTTTGCTCCTCAGTTTTCATTTAATAGCGTTCAAGATTTAGCAAATTTAGGTGATTTAGTTCCTCTTGTTTTTACTGATTTCCATGAAGTTATTGATGTTTCAAAAGGAACATCACAGCAATACGGAGGAGTCAGAGTTAATTCACAATTGATGTGGTCACAGCTTGTTAGCTTGGGTAGTTATCAACAATTAAAATTACTTGGTTTATTTTCTTTAGGTGAAATAGAAGAAAGACCAGAATTTGATGGATATGCAATAGGAGATTTATTAATTAATAATTATCATGCAAAAAAGATTTATAAATTAGCTTACCCAGAGGGTGACAATATTCCTTTTTTAAGAGATGGAGGAATTATTCCTAATAATATTTTTAGAGTAGATGATGAAAGATATTTTTCAGGAACAAGAAACCCAACAACACAGGCAACTTTTGGATTAAGTAATCCAATGCCTAATATGACTTATTATAAATTACCTTATGAATTAGTTAGAACTCCTAGTAATCCTGATACTGACGATGGAAGACCAGCAGGAAGAATAACATTTAAGAAGAGAAGAAAACTTCTTGGATCGTGGCCTATGAGAGCAGGTTTTATTAATGGCGGTAATGCTTCTCAAAAAGAAGGTAATAGTGATTTAACAGAAGGAACTGTTATTGAATATCAAATATTAGGTAGCGGTGATTTAGATGAAAATTTATACGATGGAGATGGGTATCAACAAGATATAGATACTAAGAGGTTAACAATGGAACCTCATGGTCTTGATGATGTTAATGCTGCAACAAAAACAGTTAGAGAAACTGCTGATTCTGCAATTACAGAAGATGAACAATATATGGCAGGAACAGCTTTAGTTAATTGTCATCAGATAGACGAGGTTGATCAAAAATGGGATGGTGTCCCTTGGTCTGGAACTTTTACTAGGCATTACAAATTTGAAGTGATAGAAGAAGGCAGGTATCACGCTAGTCCTTCTGGTGGATTAGCTAATCATATTAGTAATCCTAATTGGGATACAAATGGCAAGTTCTTTACTGTTAGGCCATCTCGATTAGATAGAGATGACCATTTTTATTACGAGCAAAATTATAATGAATTATACGAGCCACATATAAGGTATGCACTACAAAAAGCAACTTTAGGTACAATCTCTAACAATAGAAAATGTGATATTACCGAAATAGGAATTAAGTCAAAAGTTTATAAACAAATGACTTTTGCAAATGTAAATAGTAAACCTGAAGAAGATAAAATTTATGAAGTTTATGATGATCGGTCTACTTTAACTTTAGGACAAGTTAACAAATATATCACTAGATTTAGCTTCTTTAAATTACAAGTAAAAGTTAATGATGTATGGACATGGTTACAACCTGATAGCACAAGAGAGCCTAATCATTCTGGTTTATTTTGCGTAAGAGGTAATACTCCTGAATTTCAATATAACTATATAAGAATAGATCATCCAAAAGATGAATATGAGTTTAGATTTTTTCCTTGGCCTGGTAATGATGTAATAAAAGAAGTAATTGCTAGGGAAAATAATCCTGTAAAATATAGAGTTTGTTTGTTAAATGCAAATAAAGCAACAAATGTCGGTGACTTAGAGCAGTTCTCATCTAATGGTTTTACTGTTAAATTTGCAGGGAAAAGAAATTATCCTTTAACTAAAAGTGTTTTAAGTAATTCAGAATGGAATTTAGGACATCCAAGTAAAAACTTATTAGCAGGAGGATCTAGTACGGTTACTGGTTTTAACATAGATCATGCAGCTAATTATAATAATCCTTCGTCATCTAATCTCCCTTCAAGTGCTCCAATTGTAGTTAGATGGACAAAGGCATCTGTTCGTGGCTACTCAGGTTATGAAGGGCCATATCACGACACTATTATTGTTCGTTTTGACAATTATCCATCAGCAGGAAAAACAACATGGAGTTTATATATAAATCCCAGTGATGTAACTCCAAATATTCAAGGTTTTAATGGCCCTGCATGGAATGGCCCTATTCATGCTAATTATCAAGGTTCAGATTTAAATCAAGTAGCTTGGCATTATACGAAAAATGATGGATCTGGTTTTGGTGGGAAGTTTCAACCTGTAGCTTTAGTTTTTGGAAAATCAAATTGGTATTCAGTAAAGAAAACAGAACAATATGGAACAGTTGCAACGCCTGTTATTAATCAAGAAGTAACTCTTGTTAATAAAAATGTTCAGGATGATAGTGCTTCTGGGTTAAAAATTAATTTAACGGTATGGACAAATTTACCTGATAAGGATAGATATTATTCTGTTTGGGATTTGACTGATCCAGGCTCTGATTACACAGATAAAGATACAGTTACGATTCCTGCTCAAAGTTATAGCGGTAGTGTTCTTGTTCCAGAGCAAGAATTAACTTTAACTGTTGAATCTAGTCAGAGAAGATATGATGATGAAGACATTGAACATGAATTAAATGTTTATGATGCTGCTGCTGATTTTTGGAAATACGAAGGAGATCAATCTAGTCATTTAGAAGGTCCAGAGCATCAAATAACGTACGTAAATGAAATAATAAAAGACACAGTAGATCAAGCAACGTATGAGAATTTAGCTTATGCAGGTTTAAGAGTTAATAGTTCAAAAGAATGGACAAACTTTAGTCAGTTTTCTGCTTATTTTAAGAAAGGAATCAAAGTTCCAGATCTAATTAATAGTCCTGCGATAGATAAAGCATCAAGTTTGTTTCCTGAAATTGCTTATGCGTTGTTAACAGATGAAAAGATAGGAGCTGGTGCTGTTATTAATACCGATTCTGTTAATAAATCAAACATGAGTATTGCAGCTCGATTCTGTAAAGCTAACCATTTCTTTTGGGACGGAGTTATTTCAAACAAGGTTAATTTAAGAGAATTTATATTTGAACAAGGAATGTATTGTTTATTAGATTTTACGATTGTTGGAGGTCAATTTAGCTTATATCCTTCTGTTCCTTTTGATGAAAATTCTTATGAAATGAAAAATGATAAGGATGTTGTTATTAAAGCTATGTTTACTGACGGTAATATAAAAGATCTACAAGTGGCTTTCCTTAGTCCTGAAGACAGGCAAACTTTTAAAGCAAATGTTCTTTATAGAAATGAAAAAGAAAACGGATTCTCAGAGAATGAATCTAAAATAATACGTTTACATGGAACGGAATACAATGACGATCCATTAGAAACTTTTGATTTAACTGGTTTTTGTACCAGCGTGGATCATGCCGTAAAATTTGGAAAATATGTTTTAGCAACGAGAAAATTTGTAGATCATACAATTACATTTAAAACAGCTCCTCATTTTATTAATGGTGTTCAACCTGGAGATTACATAAGAGTATTTTCAACAACACAACATGTTCAACGATTTAATAACGGTGCAATTCTTGATGATGGAACGGTTGTAAGTAAAGACACAATTAGTGGAAGTAAAACATTTTATTATTGGAATCCTTCAGAAGAAGTAGTAAAGGAAGCGACTGCTGATTTTTCAACGCCAAGTTCAATTCAATCTTTTGCTGGATCGTTGTTTACGATTAAAGAATCTGAAGCTTCTGATCAATGTTACAAGGTTGAAAGTATTACGTTTGGAGAAGATGGCTTGATCGAACTTTCTGGATCGTATGCAGAATTAGATGGAAGCAAATTAGCTATGCTGCAAAGATGGGATGATACTGATGTAAATAATCCCTTATTTGATGTGGAGTAACTAATGGCAACAGAAAAACAATTCCCTACTATTAAGCCAACCTCCAGAAGTTATTCGCCTGGGACGTACCCAAGTACAGATTTTGAATCGTTAGATGGTACAAAGACACATTTACGTTTTGGTAATAAACGAGTAAATGCCACATTGCAATTAGGCTTTTCAAATATTTCTGATGATGATGCTGCTTTGATTTTAGATAATTATGAAGATGTAAATGGAGAGTGGAATTATGTGACTTTTAATCGTGGGTTTGCTACGTCAGGTATGGAGCCTTCAGACCTTTATAATTATGTTAGAGAAACGGGTGGATCAGGTTTGAAATGGCGTTATTCTGCTCCTCCAACTGTAACAAGTACCTTTAAAGGAAAAAGTAATGTTAGTTGTAGTTTTGTTGCTTGCCTAGATTCACCGTAGAATAGACTCAATGTTTTAATTTAAGGTCGTGGGTTTTTATTCAGGCAGAGATGGAGAACTTTATGTTGCTGGTACGAAAGCAGCAAAAGTTCAGTCATGGTCTTTCTCTAGCTCAATGGCGGTATTAGAAACGACCTCATTAGGCGACACAGATAGAACACTTGAATCAGGTGTTAGAAGCTATAGCGGAAGTGCAAGACTGTTTTATTACGTTGAAACTCCTGGCTCTGGTGCTAACTCAAACTTAAACACAATTCTAACTTCTGCGATTAAGACAGGTAGTGCAGCAGGTGATGGTGATAACGATCCATCAACTCAAGTTGTTTTAAAGCTGCGAATGACGACAGGCTCGACTGATGTTCGAGATATTCAATTCTCTGTCTTTATTACAGGTGTTTCAATGAATAGTGCAGTAGG